TGGTGTTGGTTCATTAATTCCAACTAACGAAGGATATTCTGTAGTTGGTGAAGACTTTATGCTTGCGACTGCTGCTGATATTGTTGCTGACCCTTCTGCTCCTGATGCTTTTGTGAACGGAATTATGGAAGGAAAAGAGTGGTGTTGGGAAGGTGGAATTCTCCGTGAAAGAGCCGCAGAGGCAGCAAAGAGAAAAATAAACACATTAGTAGACCAAAAACGTTTGGAAGAACAGAAAGTTGACCTGTTCCAAAACTTTTTATCAAATCTTTAAATTATAAATAAATAAAGATTAAACATATAGGTTAATCGGAGAGATCAAATGTCCCGTGGTAAAAATTTACAAGAAATGGAAACTGGCACTAAACAATCTAAAACTGCTGTAAATGCTGGTGCAAAAGCAGCAGACCCAATGAAGAAGTTAACCACAGGTATTCCTGATGGTCAAACTGGTAGTTGGGAAGATCTTGGAGGACCAACTCCAGAGAACTACAAACCAGATGATGATTCTGCAAAACTTTCAACTCCTGGTGCAACTCTTAAGCAAGTTAAGAATGTTGTAAATAAGGGTGCAAAAGCAGCAGATGCTATGAAAACCCTTGCTAAAGAATCGGTCGAAGAAGATGAGGATGAAGAACTCATTGATGATGAGACCGAATATGACGAAGATGAAGTAGTTTCTGAAGCAAAGAAAAAGTCTTCCGAAGAAGATGATGAAGAAGATGATGAAGAAGATGAAGATGAAGATAGTGAAGAAGATGATGCTGAGGACGAAAAAGAAAAGGCAATGAAAGAGGCATTTGCCCAAATCGAAGAAGAAATCGAAGAGGATGTAAATGCACTTCTTTCTGGTGAAGAACTCTCCGAAGATTTTAAGGTAAAGGCAAAAACAGTTTTTGAAGCTGCTTTGAATGCCAGAACCGAACAAATTGAAGAAGCAATTGCTTATCAATATGAGCAAAAACTTGCCGAAGAATTAGAAGAAATCAGAGAAGATTTAACTGACCGTCTTGATGCATACCTTGAGTATGTTTCAGAAGAATGGTTACAAGAAAATGCTCTAGAAGTAGAGCAAGGACTTAAGACTGAAATGACAGAATCATTCCTTGCCGGAATGAAGAGTCTTTTTGAAGATCATTATGTAACAATCCCTGAAGATAGATATGATGTACTTGAGAGTATGGTAGAAAAACTTGATGAAATGGAGAATAAACTCAACGAGCAAATCGAAAAGAATGTTGCTCTGAATAGAAGATTAGCTGAGTCGGTTACTGAAGTAATCTTTGCCGAAGTCTCTGAAGGTCTTGCACTTTCACAGAAGGATAAACTCGCTTCTCTTGCTGAAAATGTTGAGTTTGATAGTGAGTCAGACTATCGTGAGAAACTGGTAACATTAAGGGAATCTTATTTCCCCAGAAACACTGGTACTCAAAGAGACAACTCGGATTACATTGCAGAGGAAACTGATTATTCGCAACCAGTATCTGGTTCGATGGAGTTCTATCTCAATGCACTCCAAAGAGTTTCCAAAAAGTGATTTTTAAATTATAACAATCAAACTAAAACTTTTTAAAAGAGGTAAAACAAATGCAAATGTTCAACGCAGAACATCTGCAGGAGAAGTGGGCACCACTCCTTGACTATCAGGGACTTGATGGAATCAAAGATTCACATCGTAGAATGGTAACCGCAGTTCTCCTGGAGAATCAAGAAAAATTCCTTCGTGAGGAAAGAGAATTCCTCGGCGAAGCATCTTATGCAACTACTGGTGCCACTGCTGCTGGTACTGGTTTCGCAGGACAATCAACCGCAGGTGGACCAGTTGCAGGTTTCGACCCTGTTCTGATTTCACTCATCCGTCGTTCAATGCCTAACTTGGTCGCATATGACCTTGCAGGTGTTCAACCAATGAACGGTCCTACAGGACTCATCTTCGCAATGCGTTCACGTTATACCAATCAAACTGGTGCTGAAGCATTCTTCGATGAAGTTGATTCCACATTCTCTGGCAGAAAGGGCAATTCATCTCAGTATGCTGTTGACCCAACAGTACAAGCAAACGTAGGTTTCGGTACTACTGCTTCACAAACTGGTAGCAACCCTGGTCTTCTTAATGCTGCTGGTACTTCCCAGCAAAGTTATAACGTCGGTGGTGGTATGGCCACCTATGACGCAGAAAGACTTGGATCTGGTGGAGGTGCTGAAAGCTTTAACGAAATGGCATTCTCAATCGAGAAAGTCACCGTTACTGCAAAGTCAAGAGCACTCAAGGCTGAGTACTCACTCGAACTCGCACAAGACCTCAAGGCAATCCACGGTTTGAATGCTGAAGCGGAATTGGCAAATATTCTCTCAACAGAGATTCTTGCTGAAATCAACCGTGAAGTTATTCGTACCATCTATAAGACTGCTGAAGCTGGTGCTCAGTTCAACACTGCTACTGCTGGTACTTTTGACCTCGACGTTGACTCCAACGGTCGTTGGTCAGTTGAGAAGTTCAAGGGTCTTATCTTCCAAATCGAGCGTGATGCTAACGCAATCGCACAAAGAACTCGTCGTGGAAAGGGCAACATCATTATGTGCTCATCTGACGTTGCTTCTGCACTTTCGATGGCTGGTCTCCTTGACTACACCCCTGCACTCAATGCAAACCTTAACGTAGATGATACTGGCAATACTTTTGCTGGTGTTCTCAATGGTAAGTATAAAGTTTATATTGACCCATATTCGGGTGGTGCTGGCAACCCAGCAACTGGTGCAACTGGTGGTCAATACTACGTTGTTGGTTATAAGGGTTCTTCCCCTTATGATGCAGGTCTCTTCTATTGTCCTTATGTTCCTCTCCAAATGGTTCGTGCCGTTGGTGAGAACACCTTCCAACCAAAAATCGGATTCAAGACTCGTTATGGTCTTGTTGCTAACCCATTTGCCGAAGGTAAGCTTGATTCTGGTGCTGCTACTGCACTTGGTCAAATCTCGACCAACTCAAACCGTTACTACAGAAGAGTGCAAGTCCAAAATCTTATGTGAGTTTCTTTTCACATTTTTCGAGGGTCCGAAAGGACCCTTTTTTTATGCCTATAAATAAAAATAAAAATGGCTTCACCCTCGTTATCAAATCAAATTGGAAATAAAAACTACTTATCTCCATTAGGTTTTAAGTTTGTATTATCAAAGTATCCAAAAATTGATTTCTTTTCTAATTCCGCAGAAATACCTGGAATTAATCTTGGTGTAGCAATTCAACCTACTTACTTAAAGGATATTCCAATTCCTGGTGATAAGATTTCTTATGATGATTTTAATTTAAAATTTTTTGTTGATGAAAATTTAGAAAATTATCTTCAAGTCCATAACTGGATACGAGGTCTTGGATATCCAGAAAGTGTTGCGGAATACCAAGAGTTTCTCAATCAAGACCCATACAATCCAGGAGTTCAGGATGCATCTTCCGGTCAATCTGATGGAAGTTTAATTATTTACAATAGTAATTACAATCCAGTAGCAACAGTTAGTTTTAAAGGTCTATTTCCAACATCACTTTCTACAATTAATTTTAATGCATCTAATGATGACGTTCAATATGTAACGGCAGAAGTCAATTTCAAGTATACTTTATATGATATAACAACTTATTGAAATTATGAACCTTGATGAAATTCAATCATTATGGGAGCAAGATTCAATTATAGACCAAGATAATCTACACGATGAGTCTATCAAAATACCTGCTCTTCACGCAAAATATTATAAACTTTATAACAACATACTTCTTCTCCGAAAACTAGAAGAAAACAAATACAAGATTTTAAAAAAAGAAAAATGGATGTATTACTCTGGTAAGGCAGAACCAGAAGTATATAAAGAAAAACCATTCGACCACAAGGTTTTAAAGCCAGATATAGATAAGTATATGGATGCCGACGAAGACTTAATTAAGTCAGTATCCAAAATAGATTACTACCAAACAATGATTAGTTATTTGGAAAGTATATTAAAGACAATCTTAAATAGAACTTACCAAATAAAAAATGCTATTGAATATATGAGATTTACAGCAGGATATGGATAATATTATTATACAAAAAAAGAACGAAATTTATTTAAAAGTTGAAGCAGAACCACACATTCACCAAGAATTGTCCGAGTATTTTACTTTTGAAGTTCCTGGTGCAAAGTTTATGCCACAATATAGAAGCAAATATTGGGATGGAAAAATAAGACTTTATAGTAATCATACTGGTGAAATCTATGTTGGTCTTTTGGATAAATTAGTTGCTTGGGCTAAAAAATGCGAATATACAGTAGAGTTCAAAGATAATAAATTTTATGGTTCTCCATTTGAGGAGAATGAAATG